GACCAGCAGCTTCACCAACTGCGTTAAGCTCAGCCTCATACTTACGGTCGTGGTAAATCTCTCTCTTGTTACGAATAAATTCTTCCTCAGACATTCCAAAGAGATTTTCTGCGACCCAACGCTTAGAGAAGAAGCCATCAGTAGCGTTTGTTGCGACAGAGAACTTCTGATTCCAATGCTCAAGCTCTTGGATTTCTGCAATCTTAGATGGATTGTTAAGGGCAAGAGTAAAGCTGATTAGGTCTTCACCACGGAACCCTAGTGTATGTAGGTGAACAATACCAATCTTTTCTAGCTCGGATAGGAGTGGACGCTGAAGTCTTTGCACTGTTCTCGCAAAACGGATATCTTTCTGTGCGAGAGTAGTTTTGTCTTCAGAGCCCCCCTCACCTTGGGTGAGGTAAGCAGCAGGGATCTTTAGAGCAGAGAACAACTTGTCTCTCAGATATTTGACATCATCAATATCATGGTTTCTCTCTTGGCCCCCAACGCTTTCAATAGAAGCAAACTTTGTTCCACCACGAACAGGAATGTAATAGTCCTCTTCGATGCTCATTGGATTGTAGCGAAGATCAACACGGCCAGTGTTCTGGTTGACTACTTGATTTCTCTTCATTGCAGTGATGACTCTCTGCATGTACTGCTCGACATCTTGAGGTGGAATGTTGCCGACATCAACATAGAAAGCCTTTCTGGCTGGTGCCCTAACAATACGGTATGCCATCATGGCATCTTCCATTAGTGTAAGCTGACGCCAAATACGGCGGGCTGGCTCTAGGACTGATGTTCCGTATGGGTGGTATTTATCATTCCCTAGGATACGGAAGTGAGCCATCTGCCAGTTTTCAAATGTCATGCCTGCAGCGTTCCACTGGAACTGGATATAGTTTGGATTTGTCTTGTCTTCGCCCTCTAGCCTCTCAATCTCGTTTGGGGGGAGGCCGATTGCATGACGAACACCATATGTTTCGTCAACATCCAAGTAAAGGAAAAAGTCTCCATACTTGCACATTGTACGAGCCCAACCAAAAAGATTAAACTTAACATTTAGAACGTCATTATAGAGACTGTCGAGAATGGCCCTAATCTCTTCGTTGGGACACTTGATCTGTAGCATTTCTGCTAGGGGAGAAGAGGTTGTCATTTCATCTGCATAAATATCAAGAGCCGATGCAATCTCTGGCATGTATTCCATTTGGTCAGAGTCTACATATCTTTCCGTTCTATTCTGGTTCGCCATATAGTTTGAGTTCATAGACTCAAATGGATTATAATGTGACCTTTTGAATTCCTGCCCAGAGGCAGACTTAAACATATGTCCGTACTTATCAAGCTGTTGCTTGCGTATTCTGCGGCCTGTTTGTGTTCTACGGCTGACAATAGGGCCAGAGAATAACTTTGTTAGCCTCTTGTATATATCAGATGCAGGATTTCTAGGATTTCCACTATTTTCGTCAGCCATTTATTACCCCTTCATTAGCCAGATGAATTGTTCTTGTTGCTCTAGTGCTGTTTTCTTTTTATTATCAAAGCTATTATGCCCTAACATGCCAGGTATGGTTGTGTCAAGTTTTTTATTTGTAGCAATCAAAGAACTAAAGAAAGCTTCTCTATATTCCATTTCCCTCTTATTTGCAGTCAATGCAGTATCTCTTACCCAACAAGAAATTGCCAAAGACATGATAAGGTCATCGTTGTAGCCTCTCATGGCCTGTGGCTTTCCATTATTCCAAATAAAAGTCTCCATTTCGTTACATAAGCGATTCGAATGTATAATAACTAGTTTATTTCTGATAAACTCTTCCATTTTAGCAACAACTAAGGGCCTCGTCTTAGTTGTTGTGGAGAAACCCGGAACTGAACTAGCATTAGTGTACGCCACTTCTTGCTCTATGTATTCGTGGGTTCCTTTCAACGAATAATATATATTAGAGTATCCAAGCAATTCAAGCTTCTCTAGAACAGAAATACCAATACCAATATTCTCAACAACTAAGAGGGCATTACCATACTCTTTCCCAACTTGGTCTAGGATACTAGCGTACATGTCAAGGCTTGGTTTGCCCTGATATTCTGCTACCTGCTCCATCGTAGAGACTTTGAATACGTGAAAAGCAGAACTATCTTTACCGTCACCTCTAGCAACATCTGCCACAAGTAAATAATTCTCTCCAGTTACATATCTTTCCCAGATCCAATAATTTCTATCAAAGCCTGTTCTGTAACTTGGCTCCTTGACAGTTTGTTTTATGAAAGCAATATCGTCAGGGTGTACCACAGTTTCGCCGGATGTATTGAAGTTACACTCAAGCTCCTGTGCAATCTGGCGTCTTGACATATTTCTTGTTTCTTTCTCAAACCATTTAAGATCTCGCTCGGGATGAACATCCCATGGGAGGTTGGAGGGAAAGAAATCGTTCTCTCCTGCTTCTGCATCGACATACGTTTTGTGAAACCAGTTACCAATACCGTTTGGCGTGCTTAGGGCGATACAACGTCCACCAGTTGACAGTGTAGGGTACAGGCCCGTCCAAAGCTCCTCTAAGCCTTCGATGTGGGCAGCCTCGTCTAGAACCAAAAGTGAAAGGGCCTCCGAACGACCAGCGTCTCCAGAAGTGGATGCTGCTTTAATCTGCGACCCGTTGCTCAATTCAAAAGAAGACCGGTTGTCAATATTAATATCAGCAATACGAATCCACTCTGGTAGATTCTTCATAATGCTTTTTACTTTCTTTACCAAGTTTGTTGCAGTCGCAAACTTAGTTGCCATAACTAATACATTTTTGTCTCGATGAAAGAGCAGAAGCCAGACAACATAGGCTGCAACAATTGTTGACAAACCAAGCTGTCTAGCTTTCAAGATAATGTTGAAACGATGATCGTTGAAGTTAACCAACATATCATCTTGATATGGGAAAGTAGTAAAGGGTATTAGACCCTCAAGGGGGTGAGAAATCCTACAGTAGTTATTGATAAAGTAAGCTGGGTCTTTGCCAGACTTTACAACCTCTTTTAAGATTTCTTTTTTTGTTAGCTGGTAAGCCATGCTGGCCTACTCTTTCTTTCTAGAATCGTTCTCTGGTCTCTTGCCCGCGAAGCCACCTTGGTCCAAGAAAGTCCTAAATTTAACATCCATACGATCCTCGGATGGGGCCTTGACTTCCTCAACCTCGTTTAGTGTACCAATATTGTACATTCTGTGCGCTTGACACCATGTACGAACTCTTGAAGTATTCTGGACAATGACGCTTACATCACCATCTGCGGTAAGCGTGAGAGAATCGCCTGTGATTGCTTTGTACTCTTTCTTTAGGAACGTAGCAATATCATTGATCATAGACTCGACATTAGACTCAAAAGGAGTAGAATAAATCTCTTTAAGCATCACTTCGGAATGGTATGAGATTTTTAACTTCGGACCATGGAAAGAAACGCCAAAGCCATCCATAACACGTTTGTCTATCAGAGGATTCCCCTCTTCACGCTTGAGTCCAACTTTTCTTGCCTTGCCGTCAGACGCATACTCTTCCATGTGAGCCCCGTCGTAAGCGTTGGCTGCTGCTTGCGAGATCCCTCTGATGATTTCTAAAGTGGTTGCCATTATTTGTCTCCCTTTTCTGGACGCCAGCCTGTTAGCCATCTTTCTTCTCTGCCTTCAACCCATTGAACGTAACAATTATAACAACAATCATACTTGCTCATGTAGGCATCATCTTTTATACTGAAAGAAAAAGTTTCACAAACGGGGCAGTCTCTCCTTACGAATTCTTTATTAATTAGTTTTTTAGAAACTAAAATGCCATTGACTTCGTATTTCTCTTCGCTTTCTTGGAAAGATCGTTCTTTTTCTGCCAGGATTTTCAATTGTTCTTTATAACATTCTTCCTTTTCATCGTTCCAATACTTTCTTGGGTTTTCAATTGCCTCTGTACCGTATTTCTGGGCAATAGCTTTTTCTATCCTTGCAATTCTATTTGGGTCCTTCACTATGCCTCCATTTTTTCTTTGATAAGGGATACTAAATTTGATGCATCATGTTCAAAAAGGAAAGGGAAAAACGCATGTACTAAACAAATACAAGATGCGTATAGTAGCAACAGACAAAAGCCTATAGCTCTTAGCATGTGCCCCAAATAAGACATCCCAATAGAGTTTGGATGTTCACGGAATAGCTCTATCAATCGCATATGCAGTCCCAATCCCTAATGCTATACCAGCCACCACACTTCCAGCTATAACTAGCGGAAGGTTGACCTTCCTGTCCTTTTTAATTAGTTCTCGTAATGACTCTATTTCTTCGTCTCTAAGAGAAATCTTTTCTTCATATCTAAAAGTTCTCTCTTCTAGCTTAATGTTTAGAGTTTCTATGTCTAGAATGTACTTTTCTCTTTGTAGGCTTAATTCAAAATTCAATCTATTTTCAAACTCTCTTTCTTGGAATTCTCTCCAAGTTAGAAGTTTAGCAGTAGCAATATCGTCAAAGCATGTAGCTTGAAATGGTACACGACCACCGCTTGGCACCAATGTGAAGCTGCCGTCTTGTGCCATCGCCGGGTTACACAAGACTAAACTTATACTTAATATTTGTGCAATCTTACTTAACATAATCAAAACCAAATGCTTGTTCTATCTGTTCTGCTAGTAGTTCTGGGTTGTCTCTCCGCAATGTGACAACCTCTTCTGTCCTAGAGTCTCTAGCAGCCTCTATGTCACGCTGCACCGTCTCAAAGATGGTCTCTAGCTCTTTTATTCTATCTTGGTACTGCTGTATGACTTGTTTCTGAAGCTCTGCCTCGCGGGCATGACTTTTCCTAATCACAGCAAGTTCTTTTTCGTACCTCTCAGTGGCACTGTCGAAGCTCTGTATTAGAGAAGAACGGTCATAATACCATGAAGCAGAAACGGTTAAAAGCAATAATCCAATTAATATTTCTTTCCAGTATTTGATCAAAAGTGTTCCTAATGGATTCACTGTAACTCCACATGTATGATATAAATAGTTTAACATTCAACAAAAGCATGACCCTCTTTCTGTTCGATAGATATCTGCATATCGACACAATCCTTTAGAGCCTCAAGGTGAGAGATCAAAAGAACGGTCTTGAAATGACTCTTAATCATGTCTAACATTCTTGTAAAGCCTTCCATGTTTTCTTCATCGAGTGCTGTGCCTGGCTCATCAAGGATAAACACATCACCTTTGGGTAGGTTTGAAACTGAAAGCATAGCAAGTCTAATTGCCATGGCAGCAATTGTTTTCTCAGCACCTGACCCCATCTCAAGAGGTCGTGACTCCTGGCCTGGGTGTTGGATATGGATATTCAATCTCTTGCCATCATCCTCAAAGTAAACGTCAAAGTCAACGATATTCATCAAGAACTTAGAGATTTCTTCATTGATTACGGGAAGCTTACTTTTAATAATATCATAGGCTATGCCATTGCTGTGCATGCACTTGAGGTAAAGGTCGTATGCAGAATACTCCTCTTGTAGTCTGACAAGTTCTGCCTGCTGATCTCTTAGGTTCTCTATCTTCTGCTCTAAGGAGCCAAGCTTTTTGTACAAGAATTTTGCTTGATTGTCGAAGTTCTTCTTCTTTGTTTGAGCATTGGCCAGAGCAACCTCAAGGGCTCTCTTATTAGCCATGAGAGTATTTAACCCATCGATAGCTTCCTTATTAATATTATATTGTTGCTGCTTCTCCTCTAAACCTTCTATCTCAGTAATCAAATTAGAAATGATCGCTTTATTCTTGTCGATTGTGAGCACAGCCCTATCCAAAGCTGTTTCGTATTGCGAACGCTTTGACAGCATCTTCTGATGCTTATCAAGTTGCTCCTGTGCCTCTGTGGGGTCAAGGGCATCTCGCTTCTCTTGTAATTGAGCCTTATGAGAGTCTAGCTCAGAAAGCTGGTGCTCGTTTGTAGGAATATTAGCTTTTGCGACATAAGCATCTTTAATAAACTTACAAGTGGGGAAAGAAGAACCACAAGGGATACCCTCTAGCGTTGTTGCTTGTCTTTCATTTTGCCTCTTCTCTTTTGCTATCTCGCTGATCTTTTGATTTAGTTCTTGCATAAAATCATCAATCTTAGAGCACTTATCTACTCTATTCTCATATGTCTTCGCATCAAAGTCATCGATATAGTCGGTGAATGTTTTGATAATCTCTGTATATCTAATCACCTTTTGCTCTAATTCAGTTTGCTGGTCTTGAACGGACACTAATTGGTTTCTTTTATCTTGCAGCCGCCTTGTCAAGTCAGCGATGTCGATAAGCTCAGTGGGCGTTGAATCAATCTTCACCTGAAGCAGAGCTATATCTTTGCGATACCCTTCGATCTTTTCTGCTATTGCTTTAAGCTCACCTTGCTTAGTCTTATGATCTTCGATGCATTCTTCTAGGTCGTACAGAGCTTGGTCGATATCTGCGGCATACTCTTTTCCCTCAAGTCTCTTGAGTGCTCCACGCAGATCAGATGCTTCGACTTTTGCAAACTTGTACTTTCGATCAAACAGTTCTAGGTCTAGGAACTTAGCAAAGATTTCTTTACGCTTCGTTGAGCCTTCACGAATAAAAGAAAGAGAATCCA